TTTAGTTGGAAGTGGAAGTGCAGCAGGTGTAGTAACTTCCAGTGGTGCGCATGACATAACTGTAAGTACCAACAGTGGAACCAACAGCTCATATATCACTATTACAGATGCAGCCAATGGTAATATTAACCTGGTTAATAATGGGACAGGTGAAGTAGTTATAGGCAGCGGATCTGCTTCAGGGAAACTCACAACTTCAGGTGCGCATGATCTGGTCCTGGACACAAATGCAGGTACAAATTCAGGTTCCATTACTATTACAGATGCAGCCAATGGAGCAATAACAGTTAGTCCACATGGTTCAGGGGTATTTACAATTGGTGGAGCCTGGACTGCAGCATCTCAAACCTGTGCTAATTTAGGTACTGTAACAACTGCAGATATTAATGGAGGGACACTCGGTGGAATTACAATTGACGGAAACTGGACTGCAGCATCTCAGACCTGTGCAAACCTGGGAACAGTTACTACTGCAGATATAAATGGTGGGAGCATTGATGGTACAACCGTAGGTGCATCTAGTCAGGCAGCAGGGGATTTCTCTGCAATAGGGGCAGTAGCAGCAGGAACCATTGTCGGTACAACTATTGATGCAACAACAGATTTTACAATTGGTGGAACAGTAATCACTAATAATACAATCACGGATGATGGCACACTGTCAATTGTGGCAACTACAGCAATTACGCTAGATGCAGACACATCACTGGCAGCAGGGCATGATCTGGAAACATCAACAACAGGAAAGATCAAAAATAAAGGGGCAGCTTTCCAATCACATATAACAGCAAGTTTAGCATTAGGATATTAGGAGGTAATTATGGGAATACCAAGTGGATCAGGGTCAGAGGTTTTACTGAGAGGGTTAATCGATGCACAATCAACTACGGAAACATCTTTACTTTTTACTGGAGCAAAAACCGCAACAGGAGCATCGGGAAATTCTGTTCCTACAGATCATATAATTACAATGCTTACTGTGTCATTTTGTAATACTACTGCTAATAATCTCAATATATATATGACTATCACCGGTGAATCAATAAATTGTAATATTATTTCAGCTCAACCAGTTGCAGGGTATTCAACATTTGTTTGGAATGATAAATTTGTGCTAAAGGCAGGAGATGACTTAAAAGTAACAGGTGTTGGGAGTGGAACAGTTGATGTTGTGTATTCGTTTATTGACCAGAACTGGACATAAGGAGAGACTCATGAGTGGAATAATTAATCGGAGGTTTGTATGTCAGGAATAATTGGCGGAGCAGGATCGAAGTCTGGTGTCATCGACACTTTGAGTGCTGGAACATTTAATGGAACATTAGATAGCACAACATTCTCAGGAGATGCAGGACAAAAAACTGCAAAAGCATGGTTAAGGATCACGAATTCTAGCACTACGCCAACAATAGTTGATTCATATAATGTTTCTTCTGTTGCAGCATTTGCTTATTCACGTTGGAAGGTCAACTGGTCTAGCGCACAACCAAGTGCAAATTATACTGTTGTTGGTTGTAGTGGTTCGGGGACTGGAACTGTATTTAGCGTGAATGTTTATAACGCAAGTTATATTGAACTATATCTAACTAGCGATCTTGGTGGGACTCCTACTGCTTCCACCCCTTACCCTTTTGCTTTAGTTCTATTGGGAGATTGAAATGATAATTCTGTATAAAACAGATGAAAGAGTTGGGGTTTTATATCCTGCACCGAAATGTGCTTTGAGTTTGGAAGAAATAGCATTGAAAGATGCACCTGAAGGAGCAGTAACTAAAATTACAGAAGGTTCTGAATTGCCAGATATGGATTTTATTGAAGCATGGGAATCTGATGATAAATTAACAAAAGTCACAATTAATCTCAGTAAAGCAAAAGTCATTACTAAGGATCGTCTTAGACGTGAACGGACTCTATTTCTGAAAGAGCAGGACATTCTGTTTATGCGAGCACAAGAATCTGGTGCAGATACTTCTGCAATCGTTGCTGAGAAGAATAGACTCAGGGACATCACAAAAGATGCTGACTCTTGTAAAACTACAGACGAACTTAAAGCATTGAAAGTGAAGGCAGACAACCCAAAGAAATAAATGAAAAAACTATCAACGGATGAGCAGATCAAGGCAGCGGACCAGGAACTAGAACAAATTTCCACAACTATTAATGAATTAGCAACCCGCCAGCAACGCCTCATTGGATACAGGCAATGCCTGGTAGACATGAAAGAATCCAATGCCCCTGCAAAAAACACTGGTTCCGGTTGACATAGTTGCTGGTTTGGATACCAAAAATGATCCAAAACTCACGCCAAAATTAACTGATTTGCAGAATGGCAGGTACACTGTTGGTTCACAGATTTCAAAACGCCTGGGTTACACTGCACTGTCTCAAACAATTTCTGGTTCAACAGATCTGCTATCTTCTGGAGAAGGATTAACCTCTTTCCAGGATGAGTTGCTGGAGTTTTCTTCTTCCAAACTCTACTCTTATTCTGAATCAGTAGAACGTTGGATTGACAAGGGTGGTTTTCAGTCTGTAAAGATAGATTCTGATGATATAATACGGAACACTTCTGAAGCAAAGAACCAGGACAGCTGCATTGCAAGTGGGCTGCAATTATTTGCCTGGGAGCAGTACACAACTGCAGGCGTGCTTGAAGGTGTTTATGCCTCAGTTTTGGATTCAGTTTCTGGTGGAATCATCCAGGCTGCTACTTTAATTGACGCAACTGCCATTAATCCCCGCTGCATACGTTTAGGTCCAAATCCTACACTGTGTTACATCGACACTTCTGCATCTCCACATCTTCTCAAAAGTGTCCAGGTTGACACAAATAATCCAGTTGCATTTAAAGCTGCAAAGACAATTTCCTCTGTAGTTAATGCCACCAATCCAGTTTATGATGTGGCTATTTATTCAGATAATGCGTCCACTGGCAATGGCATTGTTTGCTATAACAACTCTGGTTCCACCAGTGTTGATGTTGGGTATTTAACTACTGATGGTGCAGGGGGTACTTCTGCTTCAGGGTATCCAAATATAGTAACAATTACATCAACAAATGCAACAGATTGCATTGCAATTTGTGGTGACAAAGTAAACACAGCAGCAGCAGAATCGGAGAGGATTTATATTGGATATGCCTCAACTGGATCATCTGCAGGTTTAAAGATCCAGCGCATTAAATCAACACTGTTAGTAGAGGCAACCCACACGGTAGAAGGTACTGCAACCAAAATTGATGGTGCATCAATGATTGTAACCCAGGCCGGTGATCTGCAGATAATCTACACGCTAAATGCCACCAATACATACGATCACCAGGTAAAAGGCGCACTGTATAATATTACTGATGATTCTATGGGAAGTGCTGCAATTATTAAGCGCAGTGTGGGATTGGTGTCCAAAATATGGGAGTATGATTCTGAGAAATATTTTATTGCAGTCCATGATTCTGGTCTGCAGCCCACCTATTTTGTAATTAATACAGATGGATTAGTAAGTGCCAAAATTCTACCTGGAACTGCAGGCGAACTTCCTGCCAAATTTCTATCGTCTGTAGATTCATCAGTAGCTGGTATTTTTAAATTCGGTGGATTGGTACGCTCCAGGTTAATATCTAAAAACAATGATCTGTACAGTTTAACTGGCGTTTCAAATATAACTGTTGATTTTACATCAGTGGAAAGATTTGAAGCAGCAGAATTAGGTGGAAATCTGCACATTGGAGGTGGATTTGTTTCAATGTATGATTCACAGCAGATTGTGGAACTGAACTACCATTTGTATCCAGAAAATATCAGTGCAGCTATAAATAACAGTGCTGGCAGTTTAGCAGCAGGTACTTATTTATACCAGGTAATCTGGTTCTGGACTGATGCAAAAGGACAGGATCACCGTTCTGCACCAAGTGTAGCAGTATCAGCTGCACCCACTGGCGGATCATCAACTGTAACACTCACAATACCTAGTCTGAGACTGACTCAGAAAACAGATGTGGTCTGTGAGGTTTACAGAACAGTCACGGTAGGCAGGCTATTTTTCAAGATTGGTACAGTGGCAAATAACACAGCAGCTGATTCGTTAAGTTTTGCTGATGCTGGTGCAATCAGTGATGCAAATTTAGTCGCAAAACAGAGTTTATATACCAACGGTGGAATTATTGAGAACATACCACCACCAGCATCCCTTGTATTGACAAACTACAAAAACAGGTTGGTTTGTGTATCTTCTGAGAATCCCAAAAAATTGATAT